GACATCCTTCTTCCAGAGTCCGGAGAAGCTAAAAGATGCAGCGCGTATTCTCTATTTCACGCTGATGGAAGAAGCAGAAAAAAAGAGCTCTGCCGATGGGCAAGATCGACAGAGCAAGTAAGGAATTGAGACTCCTTACCCGTATTGTAACACAGGAGGAAAACAAATGATAACACTTACCTTTGTAGCAGATACACCGGAAGAATTAAAAAGAGACGTTCTGTTTTTTACGCAACACAAGATTGCAGAAGTTCCGGGTTCTGCAACAGTTGAAGAGAAAAGGAGCTACACGGCTTCCGCCGAGTTTCGTCCTGATTCCGAGCCGGCTCCCGATCCTAAACCGGAGCCTGAGCCGGAAAAAGTAACGGAACCGGAAGCAGACGGCCCCATTTCAGAATCGGAAGCCGTAGAGCTGCGGGGTCTCTGCGAGAAATTCTGCGCAGCCGATAAAGAAGGGAAAAAGAAAATCAAAGATTTCCTGACTGCTCACAAAGTTTCACGCATCACAGCTCTTCCTAAATCCATGTTGGATGAATTCAAGAAAGCGGTGGCAATCTGATGAGTCGGACACATGCATTCTTATCTGCCTCTGCGAGCCATCGCTGGCTGGTGTGCACTCCTTCCGCAAAGTTGGAAAGCCAATTCCCTGACAAGGGAAGCCCTTACGCGGCAGAAGGAACTGCAGCACATGCCCTGGCAGAAGAGACGCTGCGGGGATTCCTTGCCGGCGGAGACGGTATCGTGAAGAGCGAAAATGCGGAAATGCGTGAGGCTATCCAACGGTACGTTGATTCCTGTATTGAGAAGATCATCGCTGCCCGGAAATCCTCCCCGGATGCGAAGGTGCTTGTTGAGGAACGCCTGGACTTCTCTGAATTCGTGCCGGAGGGCTTCGGTACAGGGGATCTGGTCATTGTATCAGACGGAGGATTGGAGATCGTGGATCTGAAGTTTGGCAAGGGCGTTCGAGTGGCTGCCGAGAAAAACAGCCAGATGATGCTGTACGCACTGGGGGCACTCACCGCCTATGGTTTCCTTTACGACATCAGTAAAGTACGTATGACCATCGTCCAGCCTCGCCTGGATAACATCTCATCCTATGAACTGACGGAAGAAGAACTTCTCCGGTGGGGAGAGAAGGCAAGGGCCATCGCAGAAAAAGCTATGGCCGGAGAGGGCGAATTCAAGCCCGGCGAACACTGCCGGTTTTGCAAAGCCAGAACAGTATGCCGCGCATATGCTGAGGAAATGAAGTCCCATATCAAGGACGACTTTGCCCCCGGATCTGAGCTCGAAGACTTTGAAATTGCAGATATTGTGCTGCATGCAAAAGAGGTCAAGAACTGGCTGGACGGGATTGAAGCTTATGCCATGGGCAAGGCCCTTTCCGGTACGAAATGGCCGGGCTTAAAGCTTGTGGCCGGCAGAAGCACCCGAAAAATAGTAGATGAAGCGGCTGCGGCGGAGCAGCTGCTTGCCGCCGGTATCGAGGACATCTACAAACCTGCTTCTCTCAAGACACTGACAGCCCTGGAAAAGCTCTGCGGAAAAACAAGATTCGCGGAGATCCTCGGGGCCAACATCACAAAATCAGCGGGAAAACCTACCCTTGTTCCCGAATCTGATAAGCGTAAGGAAATGGAAATCGGAGATATTTCCGATGAATTCAAAGACGAATATCTTTAATTAAAAAAAGGAGAAATAACTATGAAATTCACAACCGGAACCTGCAAACTTTGCTATGTTAATGTTTTTAACACGAAAGAGGACCTGTCCGGACGGAAGCGCTACAGCGCCGCTGTACTGATCCGCAAGGACGATAAGAAAACACTGGACCGCTATCATGCAGCCATTAAAAGCATGCTCAGCGATGAGGATACCGTTCGCCGCCTGGGCGGGAAGAAGGTCCTGAATAGAGCTAATATGCCGCTGCATGACGGGGATACAGAACGTGAAGGAGATCCGAATTTTGCAGGATGCTATTACATCAATGCAAAAGCCAATGAAGAATATCCTCCGAAGGTTCTGAGCCGGAATCTTGAAGATATCACAGACAAGGAAGAAATCTACAGCGGGGTGTATGCACAGGCGGTGCTGTCTTTATATCCCTATAACCAGAGCGGAAATCAGGGAATCGGGGCCGGGCTCCTTGCTATCAGAAAAATCAAAGATGGCAAACCGATTTCCGGGAATTCTGTCTCCGACAGTGACTTCAGCGATGATTTCCTGGACGATGCAGACAAACAGCTTGACGATATTTTTTAAGAGGTAAAAGCTATGGCCACAACACTGGCAATCGATATCGAGACCTACAGCAGTGCGGATATCCGCTACGGCGTCTACAAGTATGCTGATTCGCCCGACTTTGAAATTCTGCTGCTGGGATATGCATTCGATGATGAGCCCGTACAGGTGGCCGACCTGACCAGAGAAGAGGTGCCTGCACGATTTGTGCAGGCCCTTTTTGACAGGTCTGTCACTAAGACGGCCTTCAATGCGAATTTTGAAATGACGTGTTTGCGGAAGCTCTACCCGGACATGCCGCTTGAGTGCTGGGAGTGTACTTCTATCCTGTCCCTGTATAACAGTCTCCCCACAGGCTTGGCCAATGTGGCCAAGATCCTGAAGCTGGGTGCAGACAAACAGAAAGATGCCCGCGGCAAGGCTCTCATCAATTATTTTTCAAAGCCCTGCAAGCCCACAAAAGCGAATGGCGGACGGACACGAAACCGCCCGGAAGACGCCCCGGACAAGTGGGCTGAGTACATCGAGTACAACCGGCAGGATGTTGTAGTGGAACGGGCTATCAGACAGAAACTGCTGCGCCTGAAACCGACTGAAACGGAGCACCGGTACTGGCTGATGGATCAATGGATCAACGGGAACGGAGCCAAGGTGGATATGCAGCTTGTGAGGAACGCCATCCGGATGAATCAGGACTACAGTGCCCATCTGCGGGAAGAAGCAGTCCGGATCACCGGGCTGGAGAATCCGAACAGCGTTGCCCAACTGAAGCGCTGGGTGGAAGACCGGATCGGTGAGACGGTTACTGCCCTGGACAAGAAAGCCGTGACTGAGCTTCTTGAACGGGAAGATATCCCAGGCGATGTGCGCCGGGTGCTCGAGATCCGCCAGCTCATGGGGCGGACATCCATTAAAAAATACGAAGCTATGGCACAGGCGGTCTGCTCGGACGGCCGGATTCACGGGATGTTCCAATTCTACGGAGCAATGAGAACTGGCAGATGGGCCGGACGGATCGTGCAGCTGCACAATCTTCCCCGCTCCTCCATGCCGATCGATGAACTGCGGGCTGCACGCGATGTTGTTCTCCGCGGAGACCTGGAGGAGCTGGAGATCCTCTGGGACAACGTGCCGGACGTGCTCTCTCAGCTGGTGCGCACGGCTATTGTGGCAGAAGACGGCTGCCGTTTCATCGTTGACGACTATTCAGCCATCGAGGCCCGTGTCATAGCCTGGCTCGCCGGAGAAAAATGGCGGCAGGATGTCTTTGCAAAAGGCGGCGACATCTACTGCGCTTCTGCATCCGCCATGTTCGGTGTTCCGGTTGTGAAGCACGGAGTCAACGGTCATCTCCGGCAAAAGGGAAAGATAGCAGAACTGGCTCTCGGATACGGCGGAGGAATCGGGGCTCTTAAGGCTATGGGGGCGGATAAAATGGGGCTCACTGATGAAGAACTGATAGATATCGTTACGAAATGGCGGAGGGCTTCTCCGGCTATTGTGCGGTTTTGGTGGGCGGTGGATGCTGCCGTCCGTAAAGCTGTCTGGAATCCGGGAGAGATCGTAACTATCCGGCAGGGGCACCTGCGTTTCCACTGCCGCTTCGGTGCTCTCTTTATAGAGCACCCGAGCGGCCGGCATCTGGTCTACGTCCATCCGCACATCGGGCAAAACCGCTTCGGCGGGGAAGCCATCCTCTACGCCGGCATGGAACAGGGAACGCGGACATGGGGAGAACTGGAAACCTACGGAGGAAAGCTTGTTGAGAATATTGTCCAGGCTACCGCCCGAGACTGCCTTGCCGCCGCAATGCTGCGTCTGAAAAATGCCGGTTACAAAATCCTTATGCATGTCCACGATGAAGTCATCATGGAAGTGCCGAAGGATAAAGGAAGCATGGAAGAAGTAACACGGATCATGTCCATGAACGAGCCCTGGGAAAAAGGACTCGTCAAAAATGCGGACGGATTCGAGGATATTTACTACAGAAAGGACTGAAAATGGAGCTGCACTATGATTTACCAATAGTCATCTATACAGCAGCCCGGCGGTTCGAGAAACGATGGAAGCGGTCAGAAACAACCTGGTCGCACCTGCTGGAGAAGCTGTCGCATACAGTACGGACCGGGGAGACAGCAGCCGAATACAAGGCAATGAAGAAGTCCGAAAGGGACGCCAAGAAAGACAGCGTGGGCGGATTCGTAGGCGGCACTCTGAAGGACGGCCGCCGTCTCAAGCAAAATGTTCTCACGCGGCAGATCGTGACACTCGACGCAGATAATGCCGGACCGGACTTCATGGACAAATTGAAGAAGTCTCTCTCCGGATATGCCTGGGCGGTCTACTCGACCCACAGCCACCGTCCGGAGGCACCGCGCCTGCGCGTTCTGGTACTCCTGTCATCTCCGGTAGGCCCGGAAGCTTACCAGGCTATCGCAAGGCGATTGGCTGCCGATATTGAAATCGAAGCAATGGACGACACTACATATGAGCCCGAAAGACTGATGTACTGGCCGTCCACTCCGCAGGACGGGGAATATGTTTTTGAGAAGAATGATGCGCCGCCTCTGGATCCGGAAGCCGTTCTTGCCCGGTATGAAAACTGGCAGGACGTTTCACAATGGCCCACAAGCAAGCGGGAAACAGAGATTGTCCGCCGGACGGCAAAGAAGCAGGGAGATCCGCTGGAAAAGGACGGCATCATCGGGGCCTTCTGCCGGGCCCATCCCATCGGGGAAGCTATCGAGACGTTCCTGGCTGATGTATATGCTCCGTGCGGAGAAGGCAGGTATACATACCTGGCAGGGAGTACCACCGGAGGCCTTGTGCTGTACGAGGACCGCTTTGCTTATTCGCACCACAGCACCGATCCGGCGGGCGGACGGCTGTGCAATGCCTTCGACCTTGTGCGTATCCACCTCTTCGGCGCCCTGGACGAGGACTCTGATGCATCCACACCGGCAAACAAGCTGCCGAGCTTCGTGAAAATGTCAGACTTTGCCAGGAAGGACAAGGAAACGGCAAGAGAGAGCCGCCGGGAGCTCACAGAGGAGCTTAAAAAAGGATGGGAAGAAGACGGTGCGGCCGACACGAACACGGACTGGATGGATTCGCTGGAAACGGATAAGAAAGGAAACCTGCTCCCCGGCGCCCGTAATTTCATCCTGATTCTTTCTCATGATCCGCTGCTGGCAGGACGCTTCGGCAGGGACGACTTCGCACACCGATTCATGGTACGGGGAGACTTGCCCTGGAGGGAAGCCGGACAGGATCTGATATGGAGGGACTCGGATGATGCCTGTCTGCGGAATTATCTCAGTGTTCACTACAGGCTGCAGGCCCGTCAGGTAATTGACGATGCCCTGACGGAAGTGATGGCGGAAAATGCATTTCATCCGGTGAGGGAGTACCTGGCATCTCTGCGCTGGGACGGAATACCCCGCGCGGAGACAGTGTACATAGACTGGCTTGGCGCGGAGGACTGCCCGTATGTACGGGCGGTGACACGGATCCACCTCAAAGCAGCCGTGGCACGGGTCATGCATCCCGGCGTGAAGTTTGACCAGTGCCTTGTTCTGTCCGGTCCGCAGGGCATCGGGAAAAGTACTGTGCTGCGGCTTCTGGGGAAGGACTGGTTCAATGACGGCCTGGTAACGTTCCAGGGAAAAGATCCGATGGAGCAGCTGCAGGGAGCGTGGATCAATGAACTGTCCGAAATGCAGGCCACAAGCAAGGCGGAGAATGACCAGATAAAAGCGTTTCTCAGTCGGAACAGTGACCGGTTCCGTGCACCGTACGGACGGCGGACAGAGGAATTCCCGCGGCAGTGCGTTTTCGCGGCAACTACAAACGATGCCGTTTTTTTGAAAGACCGGACGGGCGGCCGCCGGTTCTGGCCGATTTTCTGTCACGGAGACGGAAAGAAGAATCTGGAAGAACTGACACCGGACTATGTGGATCAGGTGTGGTCGGAGGTTCGGACGATGTATGAAGAGAACGAAAGCCTTCTTCTTCCTTCAGAAGTTGCGGCGGAAGCACGGGAATTGCAGGAAGCCCACACAGAAGGAAGCGAGAAAGTCGGCTTGATTGCTGACTACCTTGATAAGCAGCTTCCGGAAAATTGGAAAGATATGGATATTTTTGAACGCCGTGACTACCTGGAAAGATACGGAGAACCGGGAGCACCGGAGGGGACGATAGTCCGTCAAAAAGTGTGCACACTGGAAATCTGGTGCGAAGTGTTTGGTGGAACGAAAAAGGATTTTACCAATGCCAATGCCAGGGAGCTGAACGGTATCATGCAGGCGATGCGTGGGTGGAAAGATGCAAAAAGTAAAAGAAGATTTGGAAACTTATACGGGCAGCAGCGGGCTTTTATTAAAGAATAGTGGGAACAAATTGTTCTTAATAGAAAATCAAGGTGGGAACGATTGGGAACAATTATTTTTCATTTTGTTCCCGCTTATATATTCGATGGAATCTAATATTTTTTATCAGTGGGAACAATGGGAACAATTTTTATATAGAGGATTTCAAAATAGGCGAATTAGAGAATTTAGAGAGTGTGTATAGCTCTCTAATCTGCCTAAATCAAGTGTACTTAATAGAATGTCTATTTTCTGTTCCCACTGTTCCCGGATTGGTAAAAGAAAATGCAAGATTATGCATAAGCAAAAAGGTTGAAAGAGGGTTGAAAGTACATGAGGGAAAGAGAGTCATGGATTGAAATGCAGCTGCGGAAGACTGCAGAGAAAGCCGGCGGACAGGCATACAAATTCGTTTCTCCGGGAGCGGTCGGTGTGCCGGACAGGATTGTAGTCCTGCCGGGCGGGATCACAGGTTTTGTGGAGGTGAAGGCCCCCGGAGAGAAGCCCCGGCCGGTACAGAGGGCAGTCCTTCGGAAGCTTTACCGGATGGGCGCGAGGGTAGCCGTTGTTGATAATGAGGTTTCCGCAAGAAATCTGATAGATATGATGAGGAGGCGGCATGATGAGATTTTTTCCGCACGATTATCAGAGAAGAGTCATTGACCATATTGTGGATAATCCGGGATGCGGAATCTTCCTGGGAATGGGCCTGGGAAAAACATCTATCACACTCTCAGCAATCCAGGAGCTTATGTATGACCGGTTTGAGGTGAAAAAGGTGCTGATCGTGGCGCCGAAGAAAGTGGCCGAGGTGACATGGCAGGACGAATCGGAAAAGTGGGAGGATTTTCATGGACTGAGGTTCTCTGAAATCCTGGGAACAAAGACGGAACGGATTACGGCGTTATCTCGGGAAGCGGATGTGTACATCATCAACCGGGAAAATGTGGTGTGGCTTGCTGAATATTACCGGTATCGTCTTCCGTTCGATATGCTGATCCTGGACGAAAGCACAAGCTTCAAAAGCGCCGGTTCCAAAAGATGGCGTGCACTGAAGAAGTGCCGAGGATGTTTCTCCCGTGTCGTTCTGCTGACAGGTACGCCGAGCCCGAACAGCCTGGAAGATTTGTGGGCGCAGATCTATCTTCTGGACGGAGGAAAGCGCCTGGGAAGAACGCTGACGGAATTCCGGAATCGGTATTTCCTTCCGGATAAGAGGAACGGTCCGGTTGTATACAGTTACCGGATCAAGGACAAGGAAGCAGAGGAGGAGCTGTACCGGAAGATTTCAGATATCTGTATCAGCCTGGAACCGCAGAAGAATAACCGGCCGCCGGCAGAAATCATCACCTATCCTGTTGAGCTTTCTGATAAAGCGAAGGAATGGTACGACCGGATCCGTAAAGATCTTGTGATTGAGTACGGAGGCGGGGAAATCACGGCGCTTTCCGCCGCAGCCGTTTCCAACAAGCTGCAGCAGATCGCGAACGGGGCTGTTTATACCGATGATGGCGGCCGGATATATGTTTCCGAGGATAAACTTCGTGCGCTGCGGGAAATCAGGAATATGTATCCCGGAGAACCGATTCTTGTATATGTGAGATTTATCTCCGATCGGGACAGGATACTGGAATCCTTCCCGGATGCGAAAGTCCTTCGTGGGGCGGAAATGCTTGCAGAGTGGAATGCGGGGAAGATCCCGATGCTTATCACTCATCCGGCCAGTGCCGGATATGGTTTGAATATGCAGCAGGGCGGGCACATCGCTGTGTGGTACGGCTTGACATGGAGTCTTGAACAGTATCAGCAGGCCAATGCCAGGCTGGACCGACAGGGACAGACAAAACCTGTAAAGATTTATCTGCTTACGGCAAAAAACACTATAGATGAACGAATATGTAAGGCTCTTCAGAGCAAGAAAAAAGGCCAGGCCGCCATGCTCGAGGCGGTCCGGTCGGAAATGGAGGTATAGAGATGATGACTGCTAATGAGAGAGAATCCCTTAAATGCGCAGAGAATGCAAAGCAATTTGCTAATACCGCAATGTGGCTTTGTGGTGATATAGTGCGTTCCATAAAGGGGGAAAAGGAAATTGTGCTTTATTCCGGAGTTGGATTGGATGGCCGGATAGATATAACAATCAAAGTGCTGCAGAAAGCTTTGTCTGAGGTGAAAGCCGTTAGAAAGTATTTAACAAAGAACGGAGAAGACCATGGCTAAAAGCGGGATGATGAGAAGAGTATATACGAATAAGGACCCTACTTATGCGGAAGTATTGGGGAGGTTCAGGAGGGAAGAAAGAAAAGCAAGAGAAGCCAGGAAAAAGGATGAAGCAATGAAACCTTTCCGAGTCCTGGCAACAGTTGTAAAGATTATCAAAATTGCAGGGTATCGAATCGTTGGGGATTTAAAGATACAGAATGTTAAGACCGGAGAAACCTATATCAGCCGGCACGTGCAAAAGGAGGAGTGAATTAAGATGGAATACAAATATCAGAAACAGGCGGAAATTGGTATAGAACGGATCCGAAATGCAAACAATCTGCAGGACAGATTGGTAGGCAGACTGCACACGAAGAACTGTGCTGAATCGGAAGAAGAGTGGATAAAAACAATACATGTTACAGCTGACTGTATTCAGGTGACGTCGAATGAGATGCAAAGTGCTTTAAAAAAGTTAAAGGGTGCTGTTGCAAAAATTGAAAATCCGGGGAAGGAGGATGAACATGGAGCATGAATCTGCCAGGGAATTTCTGGAATCCGTAAGGGAGAAACGGAACAGAGTGAAGAGGATGGAAGAAGCCCTGGCGGAGAGTAGGGCTCGGGCTGAGTCTGTGTCCGGGGTGCAGACCGGGGAAAAAGTACAATCTTCAGGTCGGATCGGGATAGACGCTACTCTGGCAGCTATCGAAGAAGAGGAAGAACGACTTGAAGAGGCGAAAAAAGAATTGGAAGTCGAGATTGGAAAAGCTGCTGAACTGGTGAATCTTGTACGTGACGATGAATCTGTCTGGCACGTTTTGTGGGAGAGATACATAGCAGGGGCATCATGGGGAACTGTAGCAAAAAGAACCTCATATGGAGAAAGGACCGTATTTCGTCTTGCCGATCGAGGGTTCCGTCTTATTGATGAAAGATGGCAGTTCATGGCAGTTCGTGGCAGTTAAAAAAGTGCTATACTATATAAAGGAAATTCGCTAATACGAGTAGGGATTTCATAATTCTTCCTAAAGAAGGCCGTCCGTAGTGGGCGGCTTTTGTATTGCGCAGGAGAGGAGGGGAGCCATGAAAGCGGAGGAAGTAAAGAATCTGAAACCGGTTCGAACCAAGGAAGAAGCAAGAAAAAGGGGTCGGGCAGGCGGTATTGCAAGCGGAAAGGCAAGAAGAAAGAAAAAAACAATCCGCGACACGCTTTTGGCTCTCCGAGATGCTGCAGTGAATGACTCAGATCAGAAGGAATTTCTCAGGGGGCAAGGCGTTCCGGAGACTGAAATGACCTATGGTGTTCTTGTGGCGCTGTCAATCATCAATGGCGCATTCAAAGGAAACAGCCAGATGGCGCTGCTTCTCCTGAAAGCCCTGGGTGAGCTTGATGCGGATAAGCTCGAAGTTACTGGGAAAAACGGTGCACCGCTGTCCGCCGCCCCCTCGGTGCAGATTTATCTTCCGGAGAACGGACGATGATAGTGTTGAAGCCTCAAGCGGGGCCGCAAGAGCAGTTTCTTTCTTCATCGGCCGACATAACGATCTATGGCGGGGCAGCAGGTGGCGGTAAGACATATGCCCTTCTTCTTGAGCCCCTGCGTCATATAGACAATCCGGGCTTCGGGGCTGTCATATTCCGCCGGCAGGCTACGCAGATCATGGCGGAAGGCGGACTTTTCGATAATGCCGTAGAAATGTATACGCCGATCGGAGCCACCATAAAGCAGACTCCGCAGCCTACGGCGATTTTCCCTTCCGGTGCGAAGGTTTCTTTTCGGCATCTCGGATCCGATAAAGAAGTTCATGCCTGGCAGGGCTCGCAGATCTGCCTGATATGTTATGACGAGCTGACGCACTTCACGGAGCACCAGTTTTTCTATATGCTGTCCCGTAACCGGTCCACCTGCGGGGTGCGGCCGTACATTCGGGCAACTTGCAATCCGGATGCCGACAGCTGGGTTGCAGACTTCATATCGTGGTGGATTGGACCGGATGGTTACGCCATTAAGGAGAGGTCTGGGAAAATCAGGTATTTTGCCAGAATAGACGGTGAAATCATCTGGGCGGATACCCGGGAAGAACTGGCTCTGAAATACGGTAACGAAGCGGTGAAGAGTGTTTCCTTCATCGCTTCTTCTATTTTCGATAACAAAGCCCTTCTCGAAATCAATCCCGACTACATCGCAAGCCTGAATGCGCTGCCGATGGTGGAAAGGGAACGGCTGCTAAAAGGTAACTGGAAGATCCGGCCGGCGGGAGGAATGTATTTCAAACCGGAGCAGACGCGGATTGTAAAATCCGTTCCGGATAAGCTGGTATCTGTGGCAAGGGCGTGGGACTTGGCCGCAACCGAGATAACGCCGGACAGTAAAAATCCGGACCGGACGGCAGGGGTTCTTATCGGCCGAATGAGGAACGGACAGTACATTGTGCTGGATGTTATCCGAAGGGCTGAAAATGCGGCGGCCGTCCGGAAACTGATAAAATCCGCCGCAGTAACAGATAAAGCGGAATACGGATGTATGACAATCCGGCTTCCTCAGGATCCCGGGCAGGCAGGAAAAGCACAAGCGCAGTCTCTTGTGAGGGAGCTTGCGGGGTTCCGTGTCATTGCCAAACCGGTCAGCGGGGCGAAAACCTTGCGGGCGGAGCCGCTGGCATCGCAGTGGCAGCAGGGAAACGTTCTTATGCTTGAGGGACCATGGAATGAAGCTTTTCTGGACGAATTGAGCGGATTCCCAGATGCTCTGCACGACGATCAGGTGGATGCTGCGGCGGATGCGTTCGGAGAGGTGGCTGTTTCTCATGATTGGAAAGGACTGTCGTCATAAGGGAGGATGAGAAATTGAATCATATGGATGGTTATAAGAATGCCGTACTGGGAGCGGGAACAAAATACCGTGACCCATTTACGCATTTCTTTTATGCGCCTGATCGGATAATGACCGATCAGGTGTGCAGCGCAATCTACACCGGAAGCGGTCTTGCGCAGCGGATCATCACGGCTCCTGCAGATGAGACAGTGAAGAACGGCTTCCGCATCGTATCAGGAGAAGAGGAAGTGGAAGATACATCCCGCATCCTGTCGATTTTTGAGGATCTTGAAGGGGAGGCGAGATTCTCTGAAGCGCTGTCATGGGACAGACTGTACGGAGGATGCGCTATGCTGATCGTGGCCAATGACGGATCAGAAAGTCTGTCTGAGGAACTGCGGGAAGGGAGCCTGAAGAATATTGAAAGACTTATTGTCTATGAGGCTCCGAATATCACAACATCCGACACACTGCGGTACGGGGATCCGCGGGACCCGAAGTACGGCCTGCCGGAGTTTTATAATATTCAGACATTCTCGGGAAACAGCATCACAGTACACGAAAGCCGTCTGATCGTTTTCAGCGGCGGACTGCTGCCCGAGCAGCAGAGACGGGAAAGGAACGGATGGGGCGCGAAAGTCCTGGAAAAGATATTTGATGACATGGTCCGTTATGATGAGAGTTTGTCTCTGGCGCTGATGGCGCTGTCCAGGTTATCTCAGGGAATCCTGAAACTGGATGGCCTGGCTGAGCTTCTTTCCTTTGAAAACGGAGAGGAAACAGTGAAACAGCGCCTACAGCTCATCGATATGAGCAGGCATATGATGAATACCATCGCTATTGACAGCTCCGATGAGTACGATCAGAAGAATCTGGCATTATCCGGTGTAAAGGATATTATGGAAGAATTCCAGTCCGCCCTATCAGCCGTTACTGAAATTCCCGTTACGGTTCTTTTCGGCCGGTCTCCGGGTGGATTGAACAGCACAGGAAAGGCGGATTTTGAAAATTACTACAACCTGGTGCAGAGGATCCAGAGACGGACACTGAAACCGCGGATATCCCGTCTTGTAGATCTGCTGGGTAAATGCTCAGACTACCGGATCCGGCTGCCGGATGAATGGACTGTGGAATTTCCTCCGCTTTGGAGCCCGACAGCCAAGGAGGATGCAGAGACGAAGAATATCCTGGCGCAGGCCGAAAAAAACAAAGCCGATGCACGTATCGCTCTCGTGAATTCCGGAGCGCTGGACTCGATTGAGCTCAGGGACAAGCTGGAAGAGGAAGGAGAGTACAAGTTAGATAGGAGTCTTGACAAGGACGCCGGTTCCGGCGGTGAAGAGGAATGATTATTATTCCGAAGCGCAGATGGGCCTTCCCCGTTTCGCAGGAAAGGACCTACGTAAAAACGCTCCGTTCCTATGTATCCCATATCACCGCCGCTATGAATTCGGCCCTTTCGGATATGAAACAGATCGCGGAGAGAAACGGTCTGAAGATGGACAGCTACGGATCTGATCTGGATGCGCTGCTGAAAAAGCTGGAGGCAGACATTGACAAAAGAGTAGCCGAGAAAGCACTCCGGAGACGGATCGAGCAGATATACGGAAACGTTAATACCTTCAATGATGCGGAATTTAAGGCTGTCATCAAGGCGGCGGTAGGTGCGGAGGATTTTTTCATCAACGAGAAGTGGCAGAAAACCGCCCAGGCTGTCTGGGTTCAGGAGAATTTGAACCTCATCCGCAGTATCAAATCGCAGACACTGGAGAAAATCCGGTACCAGATGGGTGATATGATTCTGAATGCACAGGGGAAACAGCTCCGTACGGCGGAGCTGTCCGAGATGATTCAATCTGTTGCGCAAAACAACAAAAATCGGGCGGAGCTTATTGCCCGAGATCAAATCGGGAAATTGAACGGACGGCTTACGCAGCTCCGGCAGACTTCTGCGGGGATCTCTAGATATACGTGGTCTACATCGAATGATGAAAGAGTCCGGCCGGCCCACGCAGCGCGCGAAGGGAAAATTTTTGAATGGGCACATCCACCATATGACGGCAATCCCGGATATCCTATCCGGTGCCGGTGTGTAGGCATTCCTGTAATAGATACTTCCGAACTTGGCATAAATACCGAAGAATCTGTTAAAATAAAAGAGGAAGATGCCTCGCTCCCTTCAAAGATTGCGGGAGCCAAACGGGGGGATCCCATGGATGAAACAGAAGCAGACGAAGGCCGTCCGAATCCGAATTTTGACAAGGGTATTGCTTATAAAATCAACTGCCAGAGCTGCGTCGTGACCTATGAAGCCCGCTTAAGGGGCTATAACGTAGAAACTCTTCCGAATTATGAAGAAGCGGGAAGCGCCCTGTACAAGCTGTCAAAAGATACCAGGCTCGCGTGGATTGACCCGTTGACCGGTAAAAAGCCGGACTTTATACCGCATTCCGCATCTGCCAAAACGGTAAAATCCTACTTGCGGTGGCTCAATATCGCTGTCGAAAAGGGCAAACGATATACACTGCAGGTCTATTGGAAGCGCAGCGGCGGGCACATCGTGCATATACGCAGAAATTCTGACGACCGTCTTGAAATCTATGATCCTCAAACGGGAGAATTGTTCTCTTACAAGCTGTGGAGAAACACGCGCACGAAGAAATCATATAAGACCCCGGATGATATGGTCGAATGGTTCCTCAAGCAGGTGAGATTTACGTATTATGGCCGCTGGGCCGGTCCGGAGCTGCTTCGGGTCGATGATAAAGCGTTTAACCTGGATATCGTAAACGCCATTATGCAGAAATACGGAGGTGATGAATCATGATGCTGGAAGAAGTAAAGGATTTTGCAAAAAAGAACGGGTATTACACAGTGGAAGCGGCCGGGAAATTCCATGATATGGATGCATATATCCCGAAGTTTCGCAGCGATGAAGCAATCACGGGATATCCGTATTTGATTCTTAACGACAAGGGGAAGCTCCGGTTTTCTACACTTGAAGAAACGAGAGAATACATGGGAGCTGTACCGCCTACAAAGTGATTTTCCAAAAATCAAGCACTCGCAAGAGTGCTTTTTTTATGCCCGCAGGAGGGAATTATGCAGAGATTTGATACAGTGGCTCTTGCGGCCACACGCACAGCAGAAGGATTCATCCGGGATGCTCCGGTAGTAGGAAGAACAGGGATTCTGCACTACAAAAACGCAGACGGTACAGATCGGTATGAATATCGCCCCCCAGAGGAAGCATTTGATGCGGAATCGCTGGCCAGTTTGATGGGGAAGCCCATTACAGTCGGCCACAAAGCAATGGTCAACGCTAATAATGCGGCGGCAGTCGCCCCGATCGGCACGGTGCTGACCGGAGGGAGACAGGATGGGGATACAATCCGGGCGGATATCGTCATTTATGATCTGCCGACAGATGCCCGCGAGCTGTCCTGCGGTTACACTCTGGAGCTTGATGAGACTCCGGGGGTCGCTCCGGACGGTACGCGGTATGACGCAGTGCAGAGGAAAATCAGATACAACCATGTGGCAGTTGTCCGGAAGGGCAGAGCGGGGATTGCCCGCCTGAACATGGACGGCAGCCAGGAGTCAGAAGACGAAGGAGAAAGGAATTTCATGGAAAAAGTAAGAATTGACGGCCTGGAATATGAAGCTGCACCGGAAGTGGTGCGCTACATCTCCAAGCTGGAGGAAAAGGCGAGAGCTGATAAAGCAGAAGCAGATAAGGCGCAGGCAAAGATGGATGCGCTGGAAGCAGACCTTAAAAAGGAAAAGGAAGCTCATGCGGCCGATGTAAAAGCACACGAGGATGCCTTTGATGCAAAGGTTAAAGAAAGAATCGATTTGCTGGATACGGCCCGAAAATTCCGTATCGAAAATGCAGACGCCATGGACGATGCGAGCATTAAGAAGGCGGTGATCGCTTCTGTTCGCAAAATCAACCTGGACGGAAAAAGTGCTGAGTATATCAATGCTGCATATGATCTTGCCAAGGCTGATGCGGAACAGCGGGACGATTCCATGGGGAAACAGAGAAAGGAACTGAGGGCCCCGAAGGAAAACAGAGAAGATGAGTATGACCTGGATGTACTGATGAAGAAGCTCCGTGAAGATGAAGCTTCCGCATTTTCCAGAAAGATTTAAGAGGAGGAATGAACAATGGCACAGACTAAACCGATGGAATGGTATGGCGGAAATGCTCCCGGTGTACCGGGTATGCGCTCCAATGCAACGGTAGAAACCGTCCGCAGTTTTGCGGCGGAAGACGGCGTGGAGGCGGGTGTTCCGGTTGTACGCGGAACAGCTCCGGATAAGCAGGTAAAGGCCGCAGCTGCATCCGGCGTGCCGGTCGGTGTTACCGTATGGGATCCTGCGGGAGATGAAGAAGGGGATGCGTATTATCCGGACGGATACGCAGTCCCGGTTATGACAGAAGGGGATATTTGGGTAACTGCCGGAGGGGATGTTGCTGCAGGGGATGCCGTAGCTTACGACACATCTGCCGGCGGCTTCACGAAGGGGACTGAATCTACAGCTTCCGGAAACATGTTTCTCACTGCAGGCGCGAAGGGAGACATTGTGGAAATCCATATTCAGAACCCCGCTCTCATCGTTGTTTCCTAAATGAAAGGAGAATCGGACAATGCTTGAAAGAAAAAATATTGAAAGACTTGATGCGGCCGAACTCATGCGTTCCGGCCGTTTTGATGAAAAATACAGTTATTTCCTTGCCGAACAGCTGAGATATGTAAGAGCGGCTGCTCTGAAGGTAAAGAAGGCCCCTCTCAAGGCTTTTGAAGTTTTCCCGGTAACCACTGATATCCCTGTTGGAGCGAAAACTGCTGTGCAGAGAATCTATGATTCCGTAGGAATGGCTAAAATCATTTCCAACTATGGGGATGATTTACCGAGAATTGATATCCTTGCCGCTGAAAAGCCGGTTCATGTACGGACCTTGGGCGCTGCTTACGGGTACAGCGTAACGGATCTGCAGAACGCCCAGTTTGCAGGTATGAATATTAATGCGGAAAAGGCCGAGGCTGCTCGTGAAGCGATTGACCGTAAGATCAACGCGATTGCCTGGAAGGGCGATGCGGAATACGGCATTACCGGATTTATCGATAATCCAAATTTGACGGAATACACTGTGGCTGCATCCGGTACCCGTTCTTCAACTAAGTTCATCGACAAGACCGATGAACAGATTATCGCTGACCTGAATGGGCTGGCAGCGGCTGTAGAAACAGCAACGAGCTTCGAGGAACACCCGAACACGCTGCTTCTTCCTCCGAAAGCTTATACGATTGTTTCGACAAAGAGACTGTCTTACAGTGACCATACTATTCTGGATTTCTTCCGTGCGGCGCATCCGAACATCACTCGGGTTATTGCGGTAGGAGAACTGGAAGGGGCAAGTTCTTCCGGTAAGGATATCATGGTAGCCGGATTCTTTGATCCGAAATACATCAAGCTGGAAATCCCGATCCGATTCGAACAGATGCCGATTCAGTACCGAAATCTGGAATACGTGATCGACTGCATCGCCTCTACAACGGGCGTCACTGTCCAGATTCCGAATGCATTCGCGAAAGCAGAGGGGGTTTAATATGGTACTTCTGAATACATCTTCCCGCCTGATCGTGTGCGGGCCGTACAAACTGATTCCTTCCACGTCCGTGAAGGTGGATGAGACGAAGGCCGCTCTGGTGAAGAAATATCCCCGGATCGGGGAACTTTTTGTTTCCGGAGCTCTTGTTGCCGTAAAGGACGCCGAGGCGGAAAAGGCAAAGGCCGAGGATGCACCGGCCGAAGCTTCCTCCGATGATAAATGAGCCAGTTGGAAATGCTCCGTGCGCTCGCTCCGGAGCTTAGCGGCGTTACTGATGAGCGAGCAAACATTGTGCTGGGCATTGCAGACGGAGTAATCAGCAAGAAGGTTTTTGGGGCCGACTATGATTCCGCCTGCGTGCTTTATGCCGCCCACATCCTGACCATGCAGAACAGGGTGGAGGAAACCGGCAGTGCGGCGGATACGTCTGTCACGGCCGGAGATGTCACATCTGAGCGGGAAGGGGATCTACAGAGGACCTACGCATCCGGCATAGGGAGCGGAGGCACCGCTTTTTCCAGGCTTCTCGGAAAAACGCTGTACGGGCAGATGCTTCTTGCACTTCAGGCACGCCATGTCGTGCCGGTAGTAACAAGGATGTGAGATTATGACAAAATTCGTGAAAATCGTTGACCACGGATGGGAGCATATGATGGAAGCTGCGGCGGACTTGGACGGGAAGACGGTTCTGGCCGGGGTGTTTGATGACGGGACTCGTAAAAAGCCGGAAAAAGGGAGCAAAGTTCCTGCCAGCAACGTGGACCTTGCTATCTGGCATGAATACGGGGTACATATTCCGGTAACTATAAAAATGCGCTGGTATTTGCACTTTTCAGGTCTGCACTTAAAGCCTTCTACAACGATGATCCACATTCCGGCGCGCCCGTTTATGACAAGGGCGGCGAATAAAAAGGGAAAGCGCTGGCAGGAGTTGTCCGATGCACTTGTCGGACAAATTTTCTTTAAGAGTATTCCGGTTCCTGTTGCCCTGGCCAAACTTGGGGCAGCTATGCAGGGGGATATTCAAAAAGAACTTGCAAGTGGCCGATTCAAGCGGCTGCACCCGTTTACCATCCGGCGGAAAAAATCCAACCGCCCGTTGGTGGATACGGGGCAGCTTCGCCAGGCTGTTTCATTCAAAGTGAGGGACTTGTGATGGGATTCAGGAAACCGGTACTGATAGAGCGTCGCGAAGGAGGTACGTGGACTGACTCTGGAAAGTGGATTGCAGGGCATTCTGATACAATCCGTATTTATGCTTCTGTTCAGCCTCTCAACATGAAGGAATACACTGCCGTACAGCCGGAAGGAGGTCATACTGTCCGCGCAGTAAAAGTGTATTCTTCCGTTGAGCTGTTCACGGATCGGGAGCCCCAGCAAGAAGCAGACATACTGCTCTGGCAAGGGTCCAGATGGAAAGTTGTGCAATGCGATGCATACCAGTCCGGTGTTTTGAACCACTATAAATCCTATGCGCTGGAGGTGATTGATCGTGCAGCCGGAACACAGAACTCTGATACATGATCTGATTGCGGAACGCACGGGACTTCCCGGCCGCCGCATAGTATGGAGCTATGAGGGGCGTGTTCGTCCTCAGGTTCCCTTTATTCTCCTCAGGGAATATGGAGACCAGAAGGCCGCGGGGAGGTCTGTATCACGGACAGATAAGCCGGGTGTGCTGTCTGTAAGGGCTCCGTATGAGTGTACCCTGACTGTTCAGTACTTCGGATCCGGAACAGAGGAGCCGGTTGACGTGCTTTCTGATATAGTGCACTGGCTCGAATGCCCTTCTGTAGTGGATAGATTTTTCGCGGCGGGGATGGCTGTTTATGATGTCGGAAACGTCAATGATATTTCAACTGTCCTGGACAGCCTTGCCTACGAAAAACGTGCAGCGGTCGACCTCTCTATCCGTTATGACAGAACGATTGAGGATGATGTTGGATATATCGAATCCGTAGACATCAAAGAAAATCTGGACAAATGTCCGGAGAGAATTATTAAAGTCGATGTGAAAGGAGAATATCAATAATGGCGAATCTTGATCGAATCGTCAAGGTGGATATCAGCCTGGATACAACCGGTGTTTCCACCGAAGGATTCAGCACAATCCTGTGCGTGGGGCCACATCTTCATGGCTTGCCGCGTGTAAGCACCTACACGTCCGCCGATCAGATGCTTGATGATGGTTTCTCAGCAGATGATCCGTTGTATAAGATGGTGTCCGATGCCTTTTCTCAGACACCGTCTCCTGCGGCGGTAAAAGTAGGGCGGCGCCAGGTCAATTCCTGCACGGTTACGGTAGCGCAGCTCGGGGCTACCAGTGCTTATACGCTTACGGTTTCCGGCTATGGGGATGACGGAAACGTTACGGAAAAGACCTACAGTTACACGAATGATGAAGGAAGTTCGGAAGATGTGCTGCAGGGACTTTCTACGGCCGTAACTGGGGACGAAAGTGCACTGCTCTCTGCTTCCTGCAGTGACGGTGTACTGACTCTCCAGGCTAAAGATCCATCCAAACCCTTTGCGCTCAAAGCGTCGTCCATGCTGTCCGTGGAACTTGGATCTGTTACGGAGTCCGTGGCGCAGACTATGGCAGCCGTCATGAATTCAGACAGTGACTTCTACGGGGTAGCCTTTACTTCCAAAGAACAGGATGATGTGTTGGCGATGGCTGAGTGGGCTGAGTCCGCAGGAAAGCTGTACGGCACTTCTTTTGGCGGAGATAACGTTAAGAACAGTGAAATGACCACCGATACCGGCAGTCAGCTTAAAGCTAAAAACTATTACCGGACTTTCTGGTTTTATCATTCTGTAGAAAATGAATATCCGGAAGTGGCTGTCATGGCCCGCTGTTTTGCGATCGATCCGGGCGGTGAAACATGGGCACTGAAGAAACTTGCAGGTATTACAGTGGATCCTCTGACAGAGACGGAATTCAACGCAATCACGGGAAAGAACGGCAACACGTTTGAACTGTTTCGGAATGTCAGTGTGACCCAGAACGGGAAAGTGGCTGCAGGTGAATGGATCGATATCATCCGGTTCCGGGACTGGCTTGAAGAAGAGATTAAAACAAATGTGTTTAACCTTCTTATCAACAGAGATAAGGTCCCCTACACCGATGCCGGAATCGCAGCTATTGAATCTCGAATCCGAGAAGCGCTCGAACTTGGGCAGAGCCGCGGAGGGATTGCTCCTACGGAATATGACGAGGACGGTAACCAGAACCTCGGTTATACGATTTCTGTACCGCTTGCCGCAAACATTTCGGCAAACACGAAAGCAAATCGTGAATTGACAGATGTAACATTTACTGCACGTCTGGCCGGCGCTATTCATGTTGTAGATATTACGGGCAGCCTGACCTATGAGAATCTGATCCAGGCAATCTAAAGAAAGGAGAAGCTCTAAATGAAGACATATGATCCCAAGAAGGTGGTCGTACAGTTTGGAAACCGGCAGATTACCGGTTTCTCTGAAGATAATATGATTACCATACGGCCGAACGGGGAGGGTGTGCAGACCTACGTCGGCGCAGATGGTGAAGTACAGCGGTCACTGGATCCGAATTCTACTTATACAGTGGAAATCAATCTTGCGAACACATCCAAGTCCAACGATTATCTTTCAAACATGTATAATGCGGACCGCGCCACAGGGAAAAAGGTTTTGCCTTTGTTGGTAAAAGATATGTCCGGCACTCTGCTGTTCTTTGCACCGGAAGCCTGGGTAGCAAATACTCCGGAGGGCGGCCGCGGCAGACGTATCAATGAATTGACCTGGACGATCAGCACCGGATCCGTAGAGGCTCCGGTATTCGGAGGAAATGACGAATGATTAACCTAAAACCAGAGCGCGTGGAAATCGGAAATGATGTCTTTTATATTCGGAGATATCCTCCGTTTTACGCACTCTATGTTCTCGGAGAAATTCAGAAAGTTCTCATTCCGGTCCTCACAGGGGCCGGAGTGGGATTTTCCGCCGGGGCTGCCGAAAATATGGAAGCCGATGTGAAAAGCCCGGTGGTCATTATTCCTACAATCATCTCAGCTCTTGAAAAGCTGGCACTCAATCTTGATGGGGAGACCTTAGAGAAACTCGGGAAGCTGCTTCTCGATCCGGAATATGTTGCGGTTTCGGTAAACAGGAAACAGGCTGTTCGGCTTGATGAGGACACCTTAATTGAAGTTTTTGACGGCCGCATTATTGACATGATTGCTGTAATGAGCGCCGTTTTCCGGGTAAACTTCTTAAATTTTACAAAGTCCTGCGTGCTCCCGGCTGGCGTCCGTTCCGCACTTCAGGACATAGAAGAAGCCTTCCGGGAGTTTGCACGGACCAATTTAAACGAGACGCCTTCATCTGGAGATGCATAAAAGCACATATGCTTACTCTGACCGAGGCTAAAGAAGGACCGGCGACATTGGAAGATGTGGCTCGCATCAATCAGTACCTTGATATGCTTGACGATATACAGCGTGCCGATCTTGAGGAATTGAAAGAAAAGGAGGCGGGAAGAAATGATTGTGCGGGAACTCGTTAACAAAGTCACATTCCAGGTAACCGGCCAGAAGCAAGCGAATAATTCTGTGAAAGCTGTGCAGAACAGCCTGGAAAGAGTGGGAGCTGCGGGCATGAATTCCGGCCGATCGGCTTCCCGCGGAATGTCCATGATATCCCGGGCGGCGGCTGCTGCTTCCAGCGCGTTTGGGATTTTAAATCGAAGAGCCGCCGCAGCAGGCGTAAATGGGGCCCGGGGCCTGAGCCCCCTTCAGAGGGCACTCAATCGTATAGGAACTGCAGCTTCCTATGCCGGCACCCGAGTGCAGGGGATAGGACGTTTCGGCGCGGGATTGGTTCATCGGGGAGCTCAGCTCGCAGGAGCGGGGATCGCCGCGATTCCATCTGTGGGAACGGTAGCAGGATTGGCCGGAGCTTTCGGGGCGTATACGGTTAAACAGACCGCGGATGAGGTCATGAACCTTGACGGCCGACTGAGAGCCGTAACAGAGACGGACGCCGAAAGACTTGAGATAGAGAAGCAGATATACGAGGTCTCTCAGCGGAATCGGCAAAGCATGACAGCTATCGGTGACCTTTACACTAAGGTCGCCAGAGCCGCCAAGCCTATGGGCTACACGAATGAGCAATCCATGCGGGTGGCGGATATCGTTTCTAAAGCCCTGACTTCCGGAGGTGCTTCCACCGCAGAGGCCGAGTCTACTATTCTCCAGCTGGGGCAAGCCTTACAGGCCGGTACGCTCCAGGGTGATGAACTGGCAAGCCTGCGTGAAAATGGCGGCACTCTAATGACGCATATGGCAGCGGCCATGGGTGTGACTGTGGCCGACCTTAAGGACATGGGGGCTCAAGGTGAACTGACGTCTCAGCGTGTTATGGATGCTATATTGGCATCCGGAGACGTGATTGATGAAGAATTCTCTAAAATGCCAATGACCATCGGGCAGGCCCTGCAAAAAGCAGAGAATCGATTCAGCCGTTTTATCATGCGGGTAGAACAGAAAACCGGAATATTTAGTTCTGTTGCGAATGGAATAGACCGCTTTTTTAATCGTATCGAACGGTACAGTGATGTCTTCGACATCCTGAACAACGGCCCGGGGAACAGCGCAGAAAGCCAATCTGCTTTTTCCTCCGCCCAGAGAGATTACCCAATACTGGACGCTCTTGCTACAAGAGTACTTCCTACCATTTCATCGATTGTCGGATCTATAGGAAAGGGAGCGGCTATTCTGGCAGCCTGGTGGGACTATATCGGCGGAAACAAAGAACTTGCGGAAACACTGTCCAATGTTCTGGAACTGTGCGGTGCTATATGGGATGCACTGTATCCTTTGGTTTCATTGTTTGCAGTAACACTGGTCGGAGCGGTTCGCGTGTTCCTCGGTGCGTTCAATACGGCCTTCGAGGTTATAAGGAGTGCTATTTTATGGCTTATAGATCAGATGAAAAACTCTACGATTCTTGGTTGGATTTTCAATGTAAAGGATCTTGCCGAAGAAGCAGCGAATTCGTTCGCCAATGCAGTAGGACGTCCGGAATCCTCCGGTGGATCCACTACAACAAATACCGATTCCCGTACACAGAGCTTTGTGTTTAATGTCAACAGCGCTGATGAGGCGAACACGATAGGCAGCGGTTTTCCGGAGCTGTCGCCTAATGTATAAGGAGGCTGCATGCTTAAAGAAATAGCTGATGCTTTCCTCGCAAAAGCAACGAAAGCCACGATTGGAAATATAGATGTGGATGTCGTTCTTGATTACGATACCCAGTTTAAATCAGATGTGACTTCGTATCCGGTTGAGTCCGGATTTTCCATATCGGATCATGTTTCTAAAAGACCGGTTACCCTTTCTATGACTGCAATTTTTACACCTGCCGCACTTCATGGTGGCGATGTGAACCGATTGCAGAATGTTATCGGAGCTCTTCGAGCTATTCATGAAGCCGGAGAGCCGGTGACTGTTGTTCTTCGCACGGCCATCTATGAGAATATGGTTATGACGCTTGCAGACCTTCCACGAAATGTTCAGGATGGAATCTGTTATAAGAGCCGTCTTGAATTTGTGCATGTTACCCGGGTGTCTCAGGTGACGGAAGAGATTCCGGAAGATGGAACTTCAGAAGAGGCACAGGGAAGCGCCGGAGCATCTGAACAGGATGCCGGAAGCGCCGGTCAGACAGAAATCGGATCGGGTGTGCTTACGGCAAGCGATATCGATACGGCCGGAGCGGATTACACCGCTGCAGGATCCATCCAGTCAGGCAAGGAAATTACAGCTCAAAATGTAGCAAACGTCATCAAAAACACTCTTGGGGCCGGATAGCTTCCAATATTTTATTTTGATGGAGGAGGGAGATAATATGCTGCAGATTTCTATAGCGGATCACAATGACTTCATAGAGTCCGTCACTTTGGATGGAACACTGTATAAGCTCCATTTTGCCTGGTCGCCGCACGGCGGCTGGGGCCTGGATATCCGTGATGGGCAGAATTCAGACATTATCCGCGGAATTGCTGTGGTTCCGAACTTTCCTCTTCTTGATGGGTATAGGAGACACGGCGGAATTCCGCCGGGCGAGCTGCTGGCTATCGTGAATGACACGGCTATTCAGCAGATTGGCCGGAGAGATTTCGTGGAAGGCCGCGCATCGTTTATTTATGTACCTGAATCGGAGGTGCAAGATGCTCTGGAAGAGAGTATATAGAGTGGAATTCCCGGATATTGGATATGCAGTCGATAAACTGAGAGTTTCATTTCAGGTAGAGAAGGACCTTTCTCAGGAATCGAACAAAGCATCTGTACGGATATACAATCTGGCGCCTGAAAACAGAGCAAAGCTGGAACAGCCGGATCTGAAAATAAATCTTTATGCCGGCTATGAGGCCAATACGGGGGCCGTACAAATATTCTCAGGGACAACAACACAGGCATTTTCCGCAGATGACGGAGAAAACATAATGACGGAACTGCGTGTGTCAGACGGACAGATGAACTTGCGGGATAGTGTCGTATCCGTTTCTTTCGCTCCGGGGACATCCGGAGAAACAGCGCTGCAGGATGTGGCTCGCAGAATGGGCCTTGCCGTACAGCTTGGGGAGGACGTCACTTTTTCCGCCTATCCAAACGGCTATTCGTATGTCGGGTACGGGAGAAATGCACTCACGGAGATCTGCGATGCATCCGGGCTGACATGGAGCGTGCAGAACGGGATTCTGCAGGTTATTCTTGCCGGAGGTACGACCGGGGTTCGTGGTCTTGTATTCGGACCGGAGTCCGGTCTGGTGGACTATCCGCAGCGAATCATCCGCGCTAATGCAAGTGAGGATGCGAAAACAACTAAGCGGACAAGGAAGCAGAAGGCGGGAAAGGAAAAAACAGAGAAGCAGGCCGGATGGGCCATAACAACACTTCTCGCACCGACTGTTATTCCCGGGGATCTCGTGAAAGTAAAAAGCAGCCTGATAAACGGCTGGTTTAGGGTGGAATCCTTACGTCACAGCGGGGACAGTCATGCCGGTAGGTGGGTGACTGAAATGGACCTGGTTGAGAGGGGAAAAGCACAGTGAATACCGAGAACAATTTCAAAAATCGGATAAAGAACCTGATTCGGGGAGAAATGGATCAGATTCATACCGCACTTCCGGGGTGCATCGTATCTTATGATCCAGGCACAAACCGGGCATCCGTTCAGCCGGTAGGCGCATTCAAAACCGAAGATGGCCGCAGCCTGGCATTCCCGGTAATCCATGAAGTGCCGGTTCAGTTTCCCTGCGGATCCGGCGGAAGTGTAGGAGTTACTTTTCCTATAATTGCCGGAGACACAGGGATTCTTATTTTTTCGGAGTCACAGTTGGATGACTATTTGTCCGGAGGTGACAGCGACGATCCGCGGCGATTTGCTCTGACTGACGGCATGTTTATACCTGGGATGTATACCGCATCTCCTGCGGGGGAAGCTGGGCACCCCAACGATCTATGTTTGTCGTACAAGGGCTATACTGCACTGCTTGGGCAGGCCGGATTTGTTGTCACTGTCGGATCCAGTTCTTTTTCTCTGACGCCGACAGGATTTTCCGGGAATATAAATGGTACATCGTTCTCCATCGGCGGGGGAGATCTTGTTGTGAATGGGGTTTCCCTTACGCAGCACACGCATTCCGGTGTAGAACCGGGCGGAGGATCTACCGGATCCCCTAATAAATGAGGTGAAACATGGCTTATGACATCAAATTGACAAAAGAATGGGATCTTCCGGTCCATATGACGCTTATAGACAATACCGAACGTGTGGCCCAGCAGATAAAAATAACACTGGGATTTTGGAAGGGCGAGTGGTTTCTTAATACTCAGCAGGGGGTTCCCTATCTGGAAAGAATCCTTGTAAAGAATCCGAATGCGAGCCACATACGCCAGGTTCTTCAAGAACAAATAGCTTCAGTTGATGGCGTTACTCGGGCATCGGTTGATAGTGTTCTCGTGGACCAACAGTCCAGGACTGCCGAAGTTATTTACTCAGCAGAAACGGACCGCGGGAAAATAACGGAGGAGGTGAGCATCTATGGCAGATGAAGTAAAATACGGCCTGACTCGTGAGGGATTCAAAAGAAAGCGGCTGCCGGAAATTAAAGCTGATCTGGCAAGCCGCTTTTCAGATGCATTGGGAGTGCCGGTTGAGACAGGAGCAAACAGCGTTCTTGGCCAGCTTTTCGGAATTATAGCCTATGAATTAAGCGATTTGTGGCAGATGGGGGAAGCCGTTTACAGAGCCATGTACCCATCCACCGCGTATGGAGTGAGTTTGTCTAATGCTGCAGGAATTGCCTGTATCACAGCCATAACGGCAGAATATACCACACTGACAGCCACCTGTACCGGATCCAACGGGACAACTATACCTTATGCTTCGAGGATACAGTCGTCTGCGGACACTTCCAAAGTGTTCTCTTCGATTGATTCAACAGCCTATATTGATGCAAGTACTGCCCGTGCCGCAGAAATTGAGCTTACCGTTGTACCCTCTTCCGGTATGCGGTACAGCTTTAGTATAGACGGCACAGAGGCCGCCTATGAGGCTGGTGAGGAGGATGATGCGTCTATCGTCCTTTCCGGGCTGGCTGAGGCCATTTCCAGCGATTCTCTGTCTACTTCCATAGTAAATAATGTACTGACGATCAAAAAGAACAATCCGCTTGAAACTTTCGCTATCGCTGCAGGTAGCGGCACGGCTCTCGGGCGCATCAGTTCGCCTGTGCGCTTCCGCTGCGAGACGGTAGGGGCGATAAATCCCGCCATCGGTGAAGTCAATCAGATCATTACTCCGGTGGCCGGATGGTCCCTGGTCAGCAATGATACGGCAGCAGTGGTAGGAAGAGAAGCAGAGACAGACACGGAGCTTCGACAGCGGTGGAAAAGCGCTATTTATGACCGTTCTTCGGCCATGGTTGAAGCCATCCAGTCGGCAGTTATGCAGGACGTGGACGGTGTAAAGAATGCCATAGTGTATGAAAACACATCGGATAGTACGGATGAGTTCGGCAGGCCGCCGCACAGTATAGAAGTCGTGGTAGATGGCGGAAATGAACAGGATATAGCGTATCAAATCTGGCTGAAAAAAGCCGCTGGCATAGACACTTATGGCAGTGTTTCGGAGGTCATCAGCGATAGCCAGGGCGCCGATCATGAAATCCATTTCAATAGACCGGAGCAGATTAAAGTATGGCTGAAAATTGTGGTCTCCGAAAATCCGGACGAAACTATGCCTGCGGTGGCTATTCAGGAAATTCGTGATGCTGTTCTGGAGAAAGGGCAGACTCAAACTGTTGGCCAGGATGTTATCCTTCAGCGGTACTTCTCGGTAATCTTTACTGCAACCTCCGGAATCGGATATATAAGTTTGACTGCAGCTACAGGAGATAGCCCGGGAAACTATTCTACAAGCAATATCAGCATCAATCCGAGACAGATTGCAGTATTTGATGCTGACCGGATCGGGGTGAGTCTGAGTGAGTGACCATACTGAATCCATGAAAAACCATCTTCTTGGGCAGTTTGCCGGGAAGCCCGTTTTCGAGGCATTTCTTACAGCTATAGGCGGTGAACTCAATGAGCTGGAGCAAATGTTCACGGATCTGCGGGACAAACGCTGGATTGATACGGCGGAAGGGGCGCAGCTTGACGGCATCGGCGATATAGTAAACCAGAACCGTCAGGTTCCGGATGCGGTTACGATTCCGTTTTTCGGATTTGACGGACAGCCGAACGCACTGGGATTTGAAGAAGGCCGTTTCAGAGACAGTTGGGAAGGCTGGCTTACCTCAGTGAATTTGAATGATCCTGAATACCGTCTTATCCTTCGCGCGAAAATTCGTAAAGACACGTCCCCGGCCACCGCGGAGGACACAATATCCAGCTTGCGATTTATCTTTTCTGCGGATCGGGTGGTTATCCGCGATGCAGGGAATGCAAAATTTAACGCTGCAATCGGCCGCCGTCTGAATGAAAATGAACTGTCTGTCGCAAGGGCTCTCGATCTATTTGTACGGGCCGGCGGGGTTGGTCTGCTGCAGGCCAGTCATTTTGACGCAGCCAATTATTTCGGATTCTACGGGCAGAAAGATGCCAAGGGTTTTGAGGTTGGCACTTTCGCCGATGCTATTTCTTTATAACAGGAGGTACAGCAATGGCTGATAATATCATTCCGGATTTCAATACTATATGGGCGTCCAAATCTCCTCTTAAACTTTATGATTTTACCGATGCCGAAATTCTGGAGGGCTGGAACACCATCGGTTCGACTCCTCCGGATCGGAGCATGTTCGATGCGTGGATGAATCGTGCAGACAGAAAGATGAAATGGATGTACGACAATATGTTTTCCGCAGATGCAATGGCCGGATATTTGTTCTGGAGATTCAAAAAGAGCCCGTACTTTGTGGGAGAAAGAGTATCCCTTCAGAAGGAATATCCAACAATCTACCTGGAGTGTTTGGTCGCCGGTGAAACCGCAGACGAAGATATACTGACGCTTCCGGAAGGTAAAAATGTAGGTGACACTATAGTGGATGGCACCGTTCAGTGGGTTGTGCGGCAGAATGCGTCTACTGCAGATGTAGATAAAAGCGTTTCGGATCACAACAAATCCGAAACTGCGCACAGCAACCTGCTCCGCGTGAAATCTCTGGAATCCACAGAAAACGGAATCAATTATGTCACTCAGGATGGGAATTCTCATTCGATCGGATTTTGGGATTCTTTAAAGAAAACACTTACCGGAGCCTTTACTGCTAACGGGAATAATAATTCTCTCTTCCAGCAGCTTGATGGGATCGCCGGGCTGATTAAGAAGATTACCGGAGAGGCGAATTGGTACAATGCTCCGTCCGTATCTATGAAGCAGCTTGTCGCCCAGATGAATAGTGTGGCTGCTATTTCTGAATACGATGTAGACGACCCCAACGCCTGGTGGGTAAAGCTGCGCGGAGAGCCGGGGCTAATTATCCAAGGGATATTAGTACAGGATTCCAGTGGATCGGCATCCTTTCCCATTTCTTTTTCCAAAACACTTTCCTTCACATGGGGGTTAAATGAACATATTGGGGAACCGCGTATATGTGGAGTATATAACCTTACGAATACGGGATTTACCTACACACAAAAAAGGCAAAATAGTAACGGAGCCGACCCTATAAGTCAAAGATCCTTCTGTGTATTTTGGGGGCTATAACCAAGGGGGAATTGGTTCCTCCCATTTAAATTTCCGGTAAAGTTTCCTACAATGTGTCTTTCTGCTCAGGTTATACACGGAAAAGGAGATTCTTCCGATACTACACGTGCTGTATCTCTTGTATCGGTCTCCCAAACTGCGGTCTCTTTTTCCATTTCAGGTGGAGGAGGAGCATACAGTTTAGTTATTGGCTATTGAATACCGAACACAACAAAATAGGCTTTATATGATGAATTCCCATTATTATGCCAGTCAATTACCAAATTAATTGTTGTATTAGATAAGCTCAATACATAGCAGCATATTACATCTGACTGTTGGCTAATCCCTTTATATGCAGTGAAAGCAGACAAGGGAGTAACTGATATTGGAAGTGCGATGGTATTTCCCGCTCCAGAGGTTCCTAAAGTTGCAATTCCCCCTTGGATAACGATTCTATGAATCCTTTTTACCTGTTGCTTTTTCAGGCAGTTTTCAAAAAATTCGCCAGGATACAAACCTCTATAAATTGCGAACTGTCCAGGCTAAACGAAAAATGAAAAAGAAAAATCCCCGTTAGAAATTAAAACTAGCGGGGATCATTGGTATCAGCCGTGAATGACCGGAAGGTAGGGGGAGGAGTGGCCGGTATTTATCCGGTTGGTAACACACTGGTATCACTTTATGCGGATAATAGCTTTACGCAGCTGCCGTAGATTCTTATGTGTGTACACTCCGTCTGTCACATTCGTACCAGCGTGCCCGAGGATGCGGCGCTTGGCATTTTCATTCACTTCTGCATTATCAAGCAGGGTAGCGAAAGTGTGCCGGCAGTCGTGCGTTGTATGCTTTTCTCCGTGAATTCGTTTCATTACGGCATCCCACAGGGAGCAGTATCGACTGTAAGTGTATGTGTGGCCATCCGGATCAGCAATAAGCATTTCTCCTGGCGTCTCAATTCTTGCTTCTACAAGCGGCCAGATCAAGGGATGGATGGGAATGATGCGTATGCCGCTTACGGTCTTGGATTGTTTAATATCCAGGAATTTCTGTCGGCGGTTTACATCGGATTTCCTAAGATGCAGCATCTCAGATACGCGCATTCCTGTGTACATCAAAATAAGAACGGTGTCAGTTCCTGGACCGTCATCTTTCCATAGCCGGTTTATTTTTTGCCTGGAAAACGGATGGTGTGGCCGCACTGCTTTATTCCTTCCGATGTTCAGCAGCCCGCGGAAATCCCGATCAATATATTCCATGCGGCGGGCATAGTCGAAGAGCATTGTTATGAGAGATCGGACCTTTTTTCTGCTGCTGTACGACAGGCCGGAACGCTGCATGTCATCGATGACGGCCTGAAGGTGGTGAAAGCGTATATCAGCAAGGAACATGTCCCACAGTGTTATGCAGTGTTTGAATGCCACTGAGTATCCGGTTTGCGCAGATAGAGAAGAGTTGTAGTGGGCAATATGATCCGGCAGCCATCGGTGATACAGCTCAGAAAATGTCATTTTGTTGTCTCTCAATCGGGGGTGATTGTGATGAATATTGTAATCAGTTTGAGCAATAAGAGCTTCTACTTGTGTCTCATAGAATCCGACCACGCGGCGCTTGCCAGCCTCAGAAACAACAAATACATACGGCCTCCGCCGGTTTCCTGACAGTTTTTTGACACATCCGTATCCGTTTGGATTTCTCATTTTATATAGCCTCCTTATATGGAGGTTATTTTAATTGAAAGGACAAAAGCATGGGAATTCTTTCTAAAGCTGCGGCCATCATCGCTCCGACGCCGCATAAGGTTACTCAGTATATTGATATTTTTGACGCAAGCGGGAAACGGGTAACATCGCTTCCGGTGACACAGGGGGCATCTGTCGATGATGTTTTGGCTGAAGCCAAAGAAAAATACCCTGAAAATACTGCGGTTGCTACAGAAATTGCAGATCACCGGCTCTATTCCAGCAACGGGTATACATACGACTTCGAGACAAAGAAGCCAAAGGCACCTCCGGAACCTACCGCAGAAGAGCTGCAGGCGCAGGCGCTGGCAGAATTGGATGCAGAATATCAGGCTAAATTTGATGAGCTGGATGAGCAGATCATGAAAGCTGCAGCGCTTAAAAATACTGAGATGCAGGACGCTCTTATCAATGACCGGACAGCTCTTGCCGCCGAATATACAGAGAAAAGGGGGAATCTGTAATGGAAAAGAGATGTTTTCTGTGCATGCATAAAATGGATGAATCCACGGGACTTTGCACCAATCCAGACTGTGTCCGTTCTCAACCTCTTCCGGATCCGAATCCGGAAGCAAAGACAGAAACCACGGAGGAAAAACAGACTGAGAAGTCTGGTGAATAGGAGGAAATATAATGAAAGAATTTTTCAATAATCACCCAGGAGCCTTAAAAGCCGGCATCGGTACTCTGGCATTTTTTGGAGTAGCCTTCCTGCTGATCCATGCGATGAACTAATGGAGCGGCCCATATGGAAGCTGTTATTTATCATTACCTTGGCGAATCCTTTTATATGCTTGCGGGACTGCTTGTCGGTTATCTTTGGAAGGCTTTGAGGGCGCGCCAGTATGAAGCGAGGGAAAAAGACAAAACACTGGATCTCGTTAAAGACGGTATGTGCGCTTTACTGCGCGACAAGCTGCTGCAAAAACTTGAGAAGTGTGCAGCCGGCGGATATTGTTCAGTAGAAGCACGTGACGACATCGATCATATGTATGTGATTTATCAAGCGCTTGGAGGAAACGGAACGATAAAAGCCCTGAGATCAAGGGTATTTATGCTTCCGGTAGACAAGCCTTGAAAGGGGGGAGCCAGATGAAAGAGAAATTGCTCGAATATTTCAATAAAGTCATGGAGAAAGTGAAAAGCTACATTCCTAAAACTACGGCACAGGATTCTATGATGATCGTGATCGCTTATAGTTTTCTCATCCTCCTGATCGTTTTGGCGTTCATGTTTGCCTGGGTGATTGCTGGTTTGAAAACAGGTACATTCGATATGAGCATTATGCTCAGATTTTTTGAAGCTGTCACAGCCCCTTCTGTAGTGGCTGCCGTTACATTTCTGTCTGTATTCTTTATAGACAAAAACGGAGACGGCCGTCCGGATGCTGCTGAACAGCGCGCAGAAACCTCTTCTAACAGGCCTATTAATTTGAGATAGGGAGGGAAAAATGAAATATATTGCAGACCTGTCAGATTGGCAGGAAGGAATAGATTTTTCTGAAATACATAAGAAGTTTGATGGTATTATCGCAAAGATAAGCGAGGGGACTTCCCCGCAGACTTGTTATCAGAAATTTATAGATAGCGCCATCAAAAACAACATGCCGTGGGGAGTCTATTGTTACAGTCACGCTACGAATGAAAAAGACGCAGCAAGGGAAGCAAGAACACTGATTGATCTTCTTCCCGGTTTTCCTGAACTCGGTATCTGGTTTGATGTAGAAGCTCCGGAAGTTCTTGCGCTTTCCAACAGTGAGATTACCGCCATTGCTTCTGCTTTTATATGCAAGTGCAATGAAGCAGGATATTCTGCTGGTATATATGCTTCACTTTCTACTATCACGGATCGAATCAATACTGACGATCTTGCTGGATATGTACCCTATTGGGTTGCCGCTTATGGTTATTCTTCAAATCCATTGGCGACATATGGATTGAACGTAGCGGGATGGCAGTATCGTGACGACTACATCATCGGAGCTCATCATGTTGACGCATCCGAGTGGTACGCAATGGAGGGCTGACCGTGAATGAAAATATTAAAAAAGGTGCAGCTGTCGTTGCTGTTATCGTTATTGCTGTTATTCTTTGGCTCCGGATGTGCGGAAGCTGCTTATACAGTGACAGATCAACAGCTGACACAGCTCGAGACCGTCTTCAGTCAGCTCAGGGAGCAGCAGCGCAGGCAGGAAGAGATATTGAATCTGCAGAAGAATCAAATCGAGATGCTCAGGAGTCAACTGGAAGAATCGCAGACAGCAATGGAGAACTCGAAGAAACAACTGCAAGTATCGGAGAACTCATTAGCAGAGGCGAATCAATCGTTGCAGAAATCCGCCGAGGAGGCGAAAAGGACTCAGAAAAGGCTTGAGAGACAAAGAAATATCTGGGCAGTTATAGCAGCTGTTACTGTGGGCGCAGCTATCGCCCGGGGGTGATCCAATATAAAAAGAGGGCATCTGAATATATTCGGATGCCCTCTTTTATATTGGATTAAGAAGCATTGGCAAAAGAATAAATAAAGTATACTGCCTTTTTATATATAAATATGTTTTTATATATGTTCTTAAACATGGTCCTACGGTCCGCCATAACAAAGAACTCTCCGCTCTTATCCATGTGATAGGAGCGGAGAGTTCTTTTTGCATGAAAATAAGATTTCCGGGAACCCTTATTTTGCCGGGCGGAACCGGTGCGGGCTTTTCCGGAGATGGGCTTCGCCTTTAATGAAAATTTATACAAATCTTTTAAAATATATAAAAATTATTTATATAACGCTTATGCGAATCTATATAGCATTTATTTCATTTATACTTCTTTTGATGTATAATGAGAATATAATAAAATAATGGGAAAGCAGGCCGGTAAATTTCGCCGAACGGATTGAGAGGCTGTTGCTTTCATAAAACTGAAGCGATCGGTTTCAATCTCTTAAGGAGGAGTTCAGTATGACCATAACGTATATTTTACAAGTACTGGAAGCTGTCAGAAGCGGTCATGAGACGCCGGAACATCTGGCTATTCGCGATCTGGACGGAGAATTGAAGAAAGCACAGCGCCGGATTCGCAGAAGGATTCTCCGTCTGAAAAACCGGGCCCAATACGAAGTGGGAGAAATGGATCGGGCCAAGGTGGCCGCTACTTCCGGGAACATGGAGAAATTCACGAAGCTTTTGTCCAAAATCTACAATTTCAATTTCAGTGACTGCACCGGCCTTCCGGGAATCGAGGAATTCTTCAAGGAAGGTTTCAAAATCGATGATATGATTGCCCGGGCAGACAAAATTGCCGGATTGGAATCACGGAGCGTGCTTGCCTATTCTCCGATGATTCTGGCAAGCGGCATCCTGGATAATTACGGCCTTCCCCCGGAAGTCCGAATTGACAACCGGAAGTATCTGGCGGGGGATAAGGAATATATTACGTCTCTCATTCAGGAAATCCGGGAATCACAGGAAAAGGTCAGAGCAGCCACGGAACGGTTTATGGAAATCAGTGTCAAGGCGAGAGAAGAAGCAGAAGAGCTGAATGACCTGACCGATTATTTTGTGGACGGGATCGAGGATCTGCGGAATATCATCGAACGCAAGGGCGGTGACTGGAGCCGCTATACCGGCCCGGAAAAGATGCAGGTCGCCCGCTCCATCGAGGTAGCCCAGCTGATTGCACTTCTGTTCCCGCATCTTCTGACCGATAAGGTGGAAGTGAGCGAGGAAAGCCGGGAGAATATTGAAAGAGCAAAGATGGCGCTGAGCTTCCGGGATGCGTAAGAAAAAGACGCTCCCCTTTGTCTCTCTTTTCCTGTGCTATAATAGGAAGAGCAGAATCAATTTATTTATCAGGATATGTTTCCACTTTGAAGAAAGGACGATTTCGTCATGTCAATTTCGTTTATTTTGCGTATGATAGCGGCCGCTGTCAGCGGGAACCCCGCTTCCTCTCATCCGGAAAGCATCAATGATGAAGTAGAAAGAGCCAGACGCCGTGCTTTGAAGCGGATCAACCGTGCAAAAGTCCGTGCTCAGGATGAATTGGGAGAACTGGACCGGATCCGCATCACGCTGATGAGCGGAGATATGAAGCGTTTCACCAGCCTCTTTTCGCAGCTGCAGAACGTGGATTTTCATGACTGCGATAATCTGACCGGCCTGGAACATTTCAATAAGGAAAGAAAGAACTGGAAGGAACTGGAAAACCTTTCCGCAAAGGCCATGAGCATGATGACGCTGAACGGCGCCATGGATGCTGTAGGATTTGGTGCAGGCGTACTCGATACATATGCAGTCGTTCCGGAAATCGAAGGCATGGCTGATCTGCAGAAGCATGATGTGGAAGCCCTGAAAGACATGAGCCGCCGCCTGACCGATTTCCAGCAGGAAGTGAAGAAACGCTGCGCCCGTATGCAGAGCATCCGCCGCGAAGCCCGTCAGGCAGAAGACGCACTCCTGGATATGGCCGATTATTTTGAAGACGGCATTGAAGATATTAAGAATATCATCAATCAGTCGGGCAATGACTGGACCCGTTATACACCGGCTCAGAAAATTCTCATCGGCCGCACCGCGCAGATTTCCCGTCTCATCCGGGCACTCTCCGAAGTGCGCTTCCTTCAGGACAATGCAGATCTCCGTCCGGAAATCGCAGAAGCCATCGAAGCCTCCGAAGAACTTCTGGACGAACTGGGAGCCTGATGCTAGAAAAAATAAAAAGAGGGCCGCGGAGAAATCCGGCGGTCCTTTTTCCATGGTTCGAAACGGAAAAACATACAGAAGGGGAAAGCCCGGCATGCCCGGTATTTCCTTCCCTTCCCGAGTATAGTAAAATGAGATTAACGGCGTATGAACGGATATTGATTGCAAGTCAGACAGAAAGGAGGCATGAGTGCAGAGTGAAAAAACTTTTCAAACTATACCTTGCTGCAGGCATCTGCCTGTCCCTTTTGGCAGCCGGGACAGCGGAGGCAAATGAAACATATTATCTGAAGGGAAATACCAATTATCCCCTGATTCAGAACGGACGCAACGATGTGGAAACCGACGGGACCGGTCTTTTTCTGGACCTGTCCAGTGTAAAAATCACCGATGTCTTTTCTGACGGGCTGGAAGCATCCGCCCGCCTGCTGCAGGTGGGGGAAAAGGGGAAAACCAGTATCATCCCCGTAAAGGTTCGCTTTGATGTGGACGGAAGAGAATGGGTGCAGGGCACCAAAAATACCTGGTACGGGATTCCTCCCCAATCGGTCGATCCGGCGGCTCTTGTTGTCGAATATGTTCGGAAAGAAATGGGAGCAGAATCACGAAGAGATGCCCTTCTCGGACAAATCGAGAAAATCAGCGCCGCTAAAAAAGGAAAGCTGGCAAAAACCGATCCGAAAGGAGCCGTACTTCTGACAGCTGCAGGAGGACAGAAGCCGCCTGCAAAGAAAGAGGCGGATAAGGCAAAACCGGCGGAGAAAAAGCCCGCAGATACTGAGGACCAGAAAAAAATCAAGGACGAGCCGGTGCAGGTGACCATTGTCGGGGTACCTGAAGTGGAAATCACCTCTCATAATAATGACCGGTAAGACCTTGCACGGATAAGGAGCAGACAGACA